TTTCCTTCCTTTTTTTTTTTCTTTGTTTTTTTCCTTGCCTTTTTTTTCATTTTTTTTTCTTTTTTTTTTCTCTTTCGTTCCTTTGTATCTTTTTTTTTTTTGTTTGTTCCATTTTATTCATCATTCCTTTCATATCCATTTTACCATTCATACCCATCTGACTCATCATATCTTTTAAACCAGGTATATCATTCATTTGTCTCATAATATCTGAAGCCTCTTTCATCATATCTTCGTCTTTTAAATCATTCGTTTTTAATTTATCCTCTAATTTCGAACCAATATTTTTTACTAAACTCATTATTTTAGTTGGGTCTTTCATTAAGTTTTTCATAAAATCTTCCGGATTATCGCTTTCAAATTCATTAGCTGTTTCTTGAGCAATTTCTTTAGCAATAGACCCAATTTTTCCATTCATCATAGTATCTAAATTTTTCTTCACGTCGTCTGAATTAAAAAACGAGTCATTTGATAAATCTTTGAACATGTTTTGAAATGTATTGGATATATCACTTTGTTGAAACATTTCTTTCATATCTTCCATAGTTTGTTCCATTTTTTTATGAACATTGTCTTTTTCTTCTAAAGTATTTGTTTTTTCAATAGTATAAAATAATATAAGCTGTAAATATTTCCATAAAGTCGTACGAGATTTTTGGCTAATAGTTTCATCTTTCATTAATAATGAAAAATCTATACCAGGTAATAAAAATACTTCATCTTCAAATAAAGAATCCTTTTCGTATAAAATATCAAAAAAATGAGATGGATACGTTGTTAAACAATGTTGGTAGACTATATTGCCCGATAAATCATTCAACTTACTTTTCAATTCTGGAAATGTAATTATTAAATCATTTTTTAAGTCTTTATAAATAGTCAAAAATCCGTCCATTATACTATGATACATAAATTGTTTATATATCTTTCGCATTAAAATACATATAACTCAATTTAGTTAATTGTTTAATATATCCTATAAAATCGTCGGTTACCTTCTTTTCAAATTTATCATAATTATCTTTAAAATACTTTATATACTTTATAATATCATTTGAATTCTCCAATTGAACTATATCACTATTATAGTCTTTTTTTAAAAAAAATAATATATTTTCTTCAATAATAGATTGATAATAATTTATTGTAATATTATCATACCAACCTTTAATAAATAATTTTATATTCGTATTTTTGATTATGTAATTCTTTTTATAAAAACGATTGAATAGTTTGTCTCCATTCGAATGCGATTTCAAGAAAGATAAAAAATCAAAATATAATTTATTAAATTGTTGAAATAACTCTTTAGACATTTATAATTTATATCATTATTACTTTAAATGAATTTCTTCGTTTCGTTTTTGTTCTAATTGTTCTAGTGAATAATCCAATTTAGGTTTTTTATCCTCTAAACTGGGAGTTTGAATACTTCCAGCAGAATCATTTAAAGAAGAATAATTATATAATTGTCTAGTTCCGCCATCACCCTTAGCTGAAAGTTCATCAGGAGACATATCTAAAAAACTATATGAATCACTTACAACCCCGGTAATCATGTTACCTAATGAGAATTCGGTAGGCTCATTTACTAATAATGTTTTTTCTTGTTCTATATGATTTGTTTGAGGTTTAATATAATCTAAAATTTGATTACCACTTAATATTTCATAATTAGGTTTTAATAGTAATATTGGAACACGATTTATCATTGGCGGTAATAGTTTCTGAGTTCCATCTAACAAATTTATATAGAATACATTATCCTTTAAAGTTCTATTATCAATACATATATAATTAAATTCGGTTTGTAGACCACATTTATTAAGCTCTTCTAATATTGTAGCTGAAAATTTACAATATTTACTATAATATAATTCGTGTTTGCTCATTTATTAATATCTATTTTTAAATATTACATTTTTTACATAAAATTGATTTAAGATTATATTTATTATATATAGTAATGAGCACTATTGTAATCGATACCGTAACCGAAATGGAGAATCATCTTGAATTTGATTTAAAAAATGTCGATTTGTCTGTCGTGAATGGACTACGAAGAATTATTTTGACTAAAATACCTTCACTCGTAATTCGTGGGTTTCCACATGAACAAAATTTAATTCAGATAGAAACAAATACTACTAAATATAATAATGAATATCTTAAACATCGTTTATCGTGTATTCCTATATTAATTTCAAATCAAAATACTTTCAATAAAATAATAAAAGATTTTGTATTAAAAGTTCACATAAAAAACGATACCAATGAAAAAATTACATTAACCACTAAACATATTAAAATTTATAATAAAGACGGAAAAGTGGTCAATTATAAAGACGGAAAATATACAAAGAGTATATTTGTAGATCCTCCTATTCCTATATGTTATTTATATCCAAGAATTACTGAAAGCGAACCTTTTGAAGAATTTACAGCAACTATAAAGTTATCTATTGGTACAGCAAAAGAAGATGCGTGCTGGAACATGGTTTCCAAATGTCTGTTCTTTAATATAGAAGATACAGACAAAAATGAAAAAATATTAGAAAATATACCTGAAGAAAAACATATAGATTTTAAACTATTAGATGCTCAAAGACAATATCTACCAAATCAATATACATTTGTTTTAGAAACGATTGGTGTATATAATAATAAGGTAATCGTAGAAATGGCTTGTCTACATATTATAGAGACGTTTAAAGAATTCACCGAGCATTTAACTCAAATTACAATTAAATCATATGTTCCAAATATTCCGGTAGAAGGACCAATTCATATTTATAAAAAAAAAATCGTTGAAAATGATATTATGTATATTATAAAATTAGAAGAAGATGATTATACTTATGGTAAACTAATCGAAAAATATATATATAACCATTATCAAGGATTATTGAAATTTATTGCTTTCAAGAAAGAACATCCACACGATAAACATAGTTTAGTTCAAATTGTTTATATAGAACAAAACACTGATTCAGACCATAAATTAAAACAACTATTAATGGATATATTCAAAGTTATACAAATTGATTTTCAGCATATTAAATTAGATTCATAAAAATAAATAATTATAATATATAATGGAATATGGTTTTATAGTAATAAAAAACAATGATTATAGTAACTTATTTTTTATTCATACTATAAATGATAGTTCTATTACTTTAATACCTAGCTATGAACCTAGTAAACGAATTATAGATGATAAGGAAAATTATACAATTGTATATAAACCTAAATTGAGAGGTGTATGTGATTTAAATAACTTGAATTTAAATAATAATATTTTATTGACCTATAAAGATAAAGAACGCGAAGGTAAAATTATAAAAAAAAAGAACGACCTAATACATATACAATTTTTTAAAGAACCAGATAAACCGATTGAAGTATTTGATTTTAATTACAAAGGTATTCCATCCACCCTATTAAGTATAAAAAAATTACAAACATATAAAGACACACAAATGGATAAATTAAATAATGATTATGTTAAAGAATATGTTATAGATTCAGCTAATGAGGATACATATTATTATTCTATAGAACAACAAGTAAATCAATTACTTGAAGAACTTACTAAAAATATCGACTTGAATGACAATAGTCAATTAAATCATATAAATAAAATTATTACCCATTATATTGAATTAAACCAAAAATATTATACATATGAAAATAATTACATATTCAAGCAATTATCTGATAAATCTATTTATAATACAATTTTGAAGGGTGATTCTATTTTTGAATATTATAGCAATAGTGAAAATACCCGAATATACTATTACGATGATAATACTTTTGTACCAAAATCGTTTCCAAAAGAATTAATAGACAAATTATTTATAGACGATATGTCTAAAACGATTTTTAGAAATTCTTTATTTTTTTATGATACAGACCAGTTTTTATTGAATTCAAATGATAACTCAATAGATAGTAATTATAAAATAAACCAAATAAATGATACAAATCTTGATAACTTATCCATAGAAAATTCTAAATATAAAAGTACTTATAATAGAAACACTTATACAAATATATTATTAGAAGATTTAATTGAAGGACAATTAAATATAACAAAATATAATCCGGAGTTATATTCGATTAAAACAAATAATGAATTCATTATAGATGGTATTGTTATACCTAGTATAAGTAGTTTAAAAACATATATGAAACATTCTAAAATGAATCAAATTATTAATAAAATACATAGCCCAAACTATACAAAAGACAAATATATACTAGGAACTACAATAGATGAACCATGTATTTTTACAGATTATAATCAAATTGTAAAAAAAAATATGAAACTTCATAAAAATGAAACGGAAGAAAAAAAGGAATTCTATACATTTTTGAATAGAATTATTCCAAATATAAGATATCTGTTACAATGTTTGAATATTAAATGTTATAATATATATGATTATATCAAAGTTGTTTCAATATTCGATATTTACGAATTATCTAAAAAAAATTATGATTATATCAATCGATTAGTTCAAAAGAATATTAGAAATTATAAAAAATCAACCATTGTAAAAAAAATGGAAAGTAATAGTTATAGTACATTATCATTTCTTTTAAATTCTATCATAACAGATAGTTTAAAAGAAAATATAAGCAATAAAAATTCAACAAATATATTTGTAGATAATTTTTATTCATCCAGCGAATTATTTAAAGTTTCATTATATGAAAACCACACTTTAATTTTGTTTGATATAATAAAATCTAATTTAGGTAACAAATTAGATATTAAAACTAGTAGTATAAAAGAAATTATTGATGAATTTAAAACCAATGTCAATAGAGACACTACAACATCGTATGATAAAATATACAATTCTATGGACGAAATGGGCCGAGATATAAAGCCAATTTTTAAAGATGTCACTTTAAATAATGGTTCTATAACCAATGTATCTGAAGAATATGTAAAATCAAGTACGCATATATGGAATAAAGTAGACAAAAGTAAATTTAAATCATTTGAATCATTTGAATCAGCCTTAAAAGCTTATGTAGTTTCCTATAAAGACCCTAATTTAGACACCTATAAAATAATGATAAAAGAGTGGTCACCTAAAAATATAATTACAAATGGTATGTTAGCTTATGTAATAGAGAAAAAGAAAATATTTGTATATGAAAACAATCAATGGAAAAATTATATAGAAGCAGACTTTGTAAAAGGTTCAAGTGAATATAATAGTTATATAAATAAAAGAATAAATGAAATTGTAAAAGATGAATCTTCTAAACAGTTGTACTTATACCAAGAATATTCAGATAGAGACTATTATATCATGAAAGCTAGATATTTAAATTTATTTAACCAATCAGTATTTTATAAATATAATCAAATAAAACGAGTATATAGTCAATTATATATTTCAAATGGGTATAAACCGTCTCCTTATCAACCAATATTCGACAAAATACTTATGATAGAGAATGATGCTGATAAGAAAAAATACATAAAAATGTTTTGTGAATTATATACTATAGAAGGTAAAGACCCATATTGGCTTTATTGTATAGAGACAAATAATAAACTAGTACCTCTATTTATAAAAAAATTAGCCTATTCTAATAATTATAATGAAACGATTCAAGAAATATGTTATGAACAAGGAACCCAACAAGATGAGTATTGGGTAGATAAATATAGTGGATATACTATAAAAAAAATTAATTTTAATGAAGAAGAAGGGTTTACAAGTGACGGATTTAAAGTGGTCTCTCGTGAAGTAATCCAAGAACAAAGTCACTTCTATTCCGAAAATGAAAAAAATATAGAAACCATATTGACCTCTATTGGAATTTCAAATTCATATATTAAACCGATTTATATTGAATATGAAAAAATTAGTAAACAACTATCCAAAAATTCATTATTAATATACGTAGTTATATTTATTTATATTCAATGTTATATCGACACAAATGAAGTAACTAAATCTTTCTTTTCATGTAAAACGTCTTTTAATGGATATCCATTATCTAAGGATGAAAGTGAAACATCTGGTATAGAATATATGATTTGTGTATATAAAGCATTGACAAATAGTAAAAAAACCATAGATAATTCTCTATTTATTCAACTTATAAAAAATGCTTTAAAGTTTAGTTCAAAAATGACCTATCAATTAACCGTCGATAAAAAAACGTTTTCAGGTTCAATTCAATACACCAACTGGCCATTATTTTTACCAAGACTTAATACAATCAATCTAACTAAAACACATAATGACTATTATGAAAATTTTTATTTTCAACAAAAAATGAATAAATGGATAGATAAAATAGAACCTACTTTAACAACAAGCAATGGGTTATATAAAATTATTAATAATTATGAAGAAGATGATAGTATAAAAGAAATCAGAAGAAAATACGAAAAACGTATAAAATATAATATGGCAAATTTGTACTATTATAGAGAAGTTACTAAAAATAACAATAAGTACAATATATCTAAACCTACTTACAGTTTAAACAAAATAGACCGTATATTAAATCCAAAGTATAATTCTGATATAACTGACGAGGAATTAAAAGAAAAATATACTGAAATAAATGACGAATTATTAAAAGAGGTTATTAAGAAATTACATAAAAATAAAAAAATGAATCATGAAACTAACTCAAAAAAAAAAAAAGAAACAGAACCTTCTATAACCGATATAGATATTAAAACTTATCAATCTATCATAACAGATTATTTAAGTGTTAATACTGAACTGAAATTAAATAAATTATTTAATAAATTAAGTT